TGCTTGGCGGGATCAGATTATTTTTCTTGTGTTGAAGTTATTATTATATCTACGATTGAGCATTTGCGAATATTTCACGGTCTACCATTTGACGCCCATTACTTTTACACGACGTACCTATCTACTCCATTACTTCGCTATTTATTTAATAGGAAAGGAATTCATAGGATGACGTTAGCATTTACTCGAGACGGCTGTAAGGATCATCATGAGTGCGCATGCGATTTATACGTCACCGGAATTGACCCTATTATTCCTTTTGTCGTGAGTCGTACTGTGAATGGGATTGCAAGGGATTTGAGGACAATGTATGCTGAAATGACTGCTACGATCATGGCGAAGTATAGTTTTGACGTTGGTTTGATTAAGCGGAATTTAGAGGATAATGTTGCGGCTCATCTTGATAATTTAATGCATGCATCTGCTAAGTTTGATGTTGATGTGATAGCGCCGCAATTTCCGTACAATAACCGTTTTCAGGAACAACCCCGTGTGAATCATCATTTTTTGTTGCCAGCCACTCAGCGATTGGATAAGTGGTATTTTGAACGTTTGGGGATTCAATGTCGTGATTGGATATGGCAAGGAGATAAATCCAATTTGACTTATAGTGATCGAGTTCCATCGTTGAAGGAATTAGCGTTCAAGCAATTGTCGTTTTCGCATTATACACATGGGACACGTTATGGTCAAGTGTCCTGGTGTAGTACGGCTGAGAAATTTGGACCGGCTGAGGTGCTTCATAATTATCGAGAGTTTAATGTCGACAATTCTACGAGGGGCCCTGGGTTTATTCAAGCTTCTCGTTATTTGAGTCGAGCGCTTGTAATGTTGTATGATAATATGTTGAAAACTAGACGTCACTTTGACTCGATAAAATTTGATTATAATCCTATGAGGTGCGTGATGGAGATGAATATGATGGCGTCGTCTGGTATTCGTGCCGGTTATTCGTCTTCTACAGTTGTTGACGGGACTCGGGTAGTTGTGAGTCCTATCGGGAAAAAAATAGAACAATTGCCGCATGCTTTAAAGTCTCATGCTGAATGGGTTAAGGATTTGCGAGATGGCAATTTTCGTCATCTTGAATCTCATTGTGTAATTAAAGTTAAGGTTGAGCGTAAGTGCGCGTACGCTGCGACAATTAAAAAGTTAATGCAGCTCCATAGTAAAAAAAGAGAATATTTTATGACGAATACCCGGCAGCAGATAAATTCGACATGGATTAATGGTCCAAGAATAAAGCTAGAACGCGGGAATGTGATCAACGTTGGTCGAGTGTGGTGGAAAGGCGGGGCATTAGAATTTGCTAGATATCTGAATTATGATGTTCCTAACATGAGGTGGTATGAAGGCGATTATCGTGCCCATGATAAGCATATAGTTGATTGGTTATTGATGGTGTATCAATCATGTAACGCTCAATATTACGATTTTGCTCGCATGACCCATGCTGAGAGAGAGGTGTTTATTTTCGCTAATATGGATACTTTATTTAATATGGTTGTTAAGCCGACTTGCCATACCGGTAATGTGTGGAGAATTTTGAAGGGTTTTCTGTATTCTGGGGGGAAGGAGACGAGTCATGCTGGGTCTTTCTGTACAGCGTTATGTTTCTGTATTTTCTTATGCCATCAAATGGAGCGTTATCCAGGCCAGTCTGCTCGGATATATAAGTGTGTGGTTCTTGGATTTATTAGAATTGCGATCTATGGTGATGATCATTTGTGGTGTGCTCCAGCAGCGTTGGAAGATATAATCAACGAATTGGAGTTTGCTATAGTTTCGAAGAAGTTATTCGGGATGGAGATACAGGAGATCATGTCTCATTCAAGATTTCTGTCCGAACCGAATATGGCGACAGGTGAGTTGTCGTTTGTTGGACCCAAGTTTCTGAAACGTTATTTTATTGCTGGCGATATTTGTCCTGTTCTCCCTTTTAAGCCCGCGTCAGAGACTTTTGCTAAATTGTTGGCCCCGACTAGTGACTTGCCCGTGGATACAATATTGAGAACTTTGGGGCAAACTTGGGATACTATGTTCACCAACCCTATATCGTATCAAGGGTGTATGATCATCTATGAGGAAATGTTGAAATTGGATGGTCGTAGCCCCGCCGAGATAATAGAGACGTTGTCTGAGCAAGATAGGAATTTCGTTAGTATGTGCAAGAAAATTAATATCAGCCCGGTGGTAATTAAAGCAGGTTTTCCCGATTATAATGAGCGCCGTTTGGAGTACCACACCTACGATAGTCATGAGATAAATTTTATTCAGCAGAACCCGCGCGCCCAGATGTATAGTGATTATGTGTTTTGATTGATTGTGGATAAATAAGAATAAAATG